GGCCGGCCAGCGCGTGGAGCCCGGCGCCCAGATCGCAGTGGACAAGTGGTTCGCTGCCGAGCTGGTGAGCGCAGGAAAGGCCGAGCGCATCGCAGCGCCGGCCGCAACCGATCCCAAGCCTGCGGCCAAGGCCGCCAAGGAGAAGCCCCGTGCTCAACAATGAAGCCCAGGCCGCAGTCAGCAAGCTGCTGCTGAGCCCCGTCAGTGCCGCCAACACGGCCGCCGCAACCTCTGCCTGGATCGACGTGCGCGACAGCGTCGGCGACGTCATGTTCGTCAACCAGGTGGGCGCCCTGACCGGCACCATCGTCTGGACGATCGAGCACGCGACCGACAACAGCGGCACCGGCGGCGCGGCCATCGTGCCCAACGAGGGCGCGTATGCCACCGTGACGGCCAACTCGATCCAGAAACGCACGATCAGCGCCAATGCCTGCCAGGGCTTTGTGCGCTGCGTCGGCACCATCGTCACCGGCCCGGCGCTGGTGGCCGCCAGCGTGCACACGCGGCCGCAGATCGCCTGACGAAGCTGCCATGGCCTTCGTTGAAGACCTCGCCCCGTTCTTTGCCGACTTCGGCGATGCCGGCACGCTCTCGGGCGTGTCGGTGCGGGGCATCTTCGACGCGGCCGGCACCGCTCAGCTGGGCGTGACCAGCAACGAGCCGCAGTTCCAGCTTCCGTCTGCCAGCGTGCCTGCGTCGGTCTTCGACGCCACGCTGGTGGTCCCGGCCGGCACCTTCAAGGTGCGCGAGGCCATCCCTGACGGCACCGGCCTGACGCTGCTGGTCTTGACGAGGGTCTCCTGATGGCCACCGCCTTCAAGACCGTGCAGGATGTGATCCAGGCCGCGCTGCTCCAGGCGCCGCAGATCACCGGCGCCCGGGTCTACACCGGCCGCGCCCGGCCCATGCCCGAGGAGCACGCCAACGACATCAACGTGAGCCTGGAGAGCATGACCGGCCAGCAGTTCGCGCTGGGCAGCGGGCCGGTGCTGTGGGAGGTGGTCTACGGCCTGGAGATCCGCGCGCGGGGCAGCTCCAGCGTGGATGCCGTGGCCGCTGTCGACCCGCTGCTCGAGGACCTCTACGAGCGCATCCTGGCCACCGCCACGCCCGCTGGCGTGGAGGGCTGGGCCATCACCCCGCGCATCCGCGTGGATGTCGACGAGGCATCCACACCCATCGCCAGCCTGCAGCTCGGCCTCAACGTGCGGCTGCGCACCGAGCCCGGCACGCTGACCCTGGCCGCCTGAACCTGACCGACCACCGGAGACCACCACCATGGCCCGCTTTCTGCGCAACACCGTACTGCTCGCCAAGGTGGAGACCACCACCGGCACCGACTCCACGCCCACCGGCTCGGCCAACGCGATGCTGGTGTCGGACATCAGCATCAACCCGCTGCAGGCCGCCAACGTTAACCGCGACCTGGTTCGCGGTTTCTACGGCAGCAGCAGCCAACTGGTCGGAACCGCCAGCGTTGAAGTGAGCTTTACGGTGGAACTGGCCGGCAGCGGCACGCCCACCACGGCGCCCAAGTGGGGCGCGCTGCTGCTGGCCTGCGGCTTTGCCGAGACCGTGGCCACCGCCAGCGTCGACTACCTGCCGATCAGCACCTTTGGCACCGGCACCAGCGTCACGATCTACTACTACTTGGACGGCCAGCTGCACAAGCTGCTGGGCGCGCGTGGCACGTTCTCGATCGAGATGAGCGTCGGCGAGCGGCCGGTCATGCGCTTCCGCATGGTCGGCCTGGATGGCGGGCTTACCGCGGCCACCAACGCCACGCCCACGACCACGGGCTTTCGCACGCCGCTGGTCATCACGAACACCAACACCGAGGGCCTGCGCATGGGCGCCGTCACCTACACCACAGCCACCGGCGTGGTGGCTGCGGGCACGCTCAGAACCAGCCGCGGGCTGCGCATCGACATCGGCAACAACGTGACATTCCAGCCGCTGCTGGGCGAAGAAACGGTCGAGATCACCCAGCGAGAGGTTACCGGCTCTATCAGCCTGGACCTGACCGCGTCGCAGGCCGTTTCGTTCATGGATGACGTCAAAGCCAACACCGTCAACTCGCTGGGCTTCACACACGGCACGGCCGCCGGAAACACCGTCGTGATTTACGCGCCGGAGGTGCAGCGCATCGACCCGGGCGTCGAAGACTTCAACGGCCAGGCCATGCACACCTACAACCTGCGCCTGGTGCCCAGCTCGGGCAACGACGAGATCCGCATCGTCTCGCGTTGATCGCTTTCAGACTGGTCTGCGCCATGTTCTCCATCGTCCCCAATCCCACGTTCACCACCACCGTGCGCCTGAGCGTGCCCGGCAGCGATGTCGGTGCTCCGCTCACCATCACCTGGCGGCACAAAGGCGCCCGCGCGCTGGCCGCCTGGCTGGGCAGCGCTGCAGATCGCACCGACGACGCTGCGTTCCTGGGTGAGGTGATCGCCGACTGGCAGTGCGTGCACGGTGCCGATGGCGCCGCGGTGCCCTACAGCGCCGAGAGCCTGGCGGTGTTGCTGGACGCCTTCCCATCCGCCGGCCAGGAGCTGGTGCGCCACTACCGGCACGAGCTTGCGGATGCACGCGCAAAAAACTGAGGGCGGCCACCCGGGCGGTGCTGCAAGGCGCGCCCGACGTGGCCGAGGTCAACCAGGCCGCCGCCGCCTTCGGGCTGGTGGTGGACAGTGGCGGGCCGCAGCCGCTCGAGCTGTGGGCCGAACTGCTGCCGGCGGTGCTGATCTTCCAGGGCATGCGCACGCAGTGGCGCGTCGGGCCGAATGGCGCCACGGGGCTGGACTTCTGCGCGTTGCCGGTGGTCGAGCAGCGCATGCGCATCACGCGCCGGCAGTCGCGCGAGGCGTTCCCCTACCTGGTGGTGATGCAGGACGAGGCGCTGCGCTGGTTCGACAGCAAGCGGGGCGGGTGAAGGCATGAGCAACGACTACATCATCCGGCTGGGCCTGGACCAGGGCAACGTGCCCCAGGCCAGCGCGGCTGCTGCCAAGAGCATCAGCAACATAGGCGCGGCTGGCCAGATCAGCGCACGGCAGACTGCCGCCGCCATGCGCACGCTGCCGGCGCAGTTCACCGACGTTGCCACGCAGCTGGCCGGCGGCCAGAACCCGCTGCTGGTGCTGCTGCAGCAGGGCGGCCAGATCAAGGACAGCTTCGGCGGCGTCGGCAATGCCGTGCGCGCGGTGGCGGCATCGCTCAACCCGCTGACCGTGGGCCTGACCGCCGGCGCGGCCGCGCTGGGTGCCATCGGCGTGGGCTACGTGCAGGGCGCCCGCGAGGCGCAGGCGTACAACGAGGCGCTGGTGCTCAGCGGCAACGCCATCGGCCTGACCAACGACGCGCTGGCCGACATGGCCGCGCGCCTGGACGTCGCCGGCAGCACGCAGAGCGCCGCGGCGGCCTCGCTGGCTGAGCTGGCGGGCAATGCACTGGTCAGCGCCCAGAACATCGAGGCCGTGGCCGAGGTGGCGCTGCGCATGGAGCGCGTGACCGGCAAGGCGGCCAGCGAGACGGTCAAGCAGTTCCAGGAACTGGGCAAGAGCCCGCTGGAGGCGTCGATCAAGCTCAACGAGGCCGTCAACTTCCTGACGCGCTCGGTGTACGACCAGATCAGGGCGCTGGTGGAGCAGGGCCGCACGGCCGAGGCCGCCACCGTGGCGCAGCAGGCTTACCTGGGCGTACTCAACAACCGCCTGCCGGTGCTCGAGGGCAACCTGGGCAGCCTGCAGCGCGCCTGGCGTGGCGTGGGCCAGTTCGCCAGCGAAGCCTGGGACGCCATGCTCGGCATCGGCCGCGAGGCCACCGGCACCGAGCGCATCAAGCAGGTGGAGGCGCAGATCGCGGCGCTGGACAACCGCAAGAGCACCAACCCGGCGCTGACCGCTGCGCGCCGCGAGGTGCTGACCGAGCAGCTGGCCGCCCTGCGCGAGGTCGACGCCATGGCGCGCCGCAGTGCCGCCACGCAGGCCACCGAGACGGCCGGTGTGCGCGACTACATCAAGGCGCAGGAAGAACTGGCGCGACTGCGTGCCAAGGGCCGCGCCACGGGCCGCGGCGAGTTCGTCGGACCCCAGACCTTCGACGAGATGTTCCCGGCGGCCAACGTCGCCGAGATCCAGCGCTACCAGCGCGACAACGACAGCGCGCTGCGGCAGTTCCTGGTCAGCGAGAAGGCCGCCTACACCGCACGCGACGAGGCCATGAAAGAGTCGCGCATCCGCGTGGAAAAGCAGATCACCGACGAGCTGGCCCTAGAGCAAGAGCGCCGCACCGATGACCTGACGGCCAGCATTGCGGACGGCATCCTGGGCGGCTTCCGCGACGGCCGCAGCTTTGCCGACGTGTTCCTGATGGAACTCAAGGCGCAGTTTGCGAAGACAGTGCTGAGCCCGCTGATCCGGCCCACCGTCGAGGCCGGCAACGACCTGATCAGCCAGCTGCTGCGCGGTGCGGCCAGCATCATCGGCGGCGGGCTGTCGATCGACACCGGCGGCTACGGCATCACGCCAGCGGATGGCAGCATCCCGTTGCCGACCCGTGGCGGCATGGCCACCGGCACCAACTACGTGCCGCGCGACATGCTGGCCCTGGTGCACAAGGGCGAGGCCATCGTGCCGGCCCGCTACAACCCGGCCGGCGGCGGTGGCGGCGCCTCCCAGATCACCTACGCGCCCAGCTTCAGCATCGACAGCCGCACCGATCAGGCGCAGATCGCCACGCTGGTGGCCAACGCCACCGCCGAGGGCCAGCGCCAGATGCTCGAGCTGCTGAAAGAGCGGGGAGTCGTCTGATGGCCGTGCGCACCATTCCCACCGCGGTGGCCGCCAGCATGGGCGGGCAGACCTACGGCCAAGCCGTCTACACCATCCAGGAGACCAGCGAGCCCACCGGCGCCAGTGCGGTGCGCGTGCTCGGGCCATCGCGCTGGGTCATGGGCCTGCGAAGCCAGCAGGGCCTGAGCCTGCTGAATGCCGGCGAGTGGGAGTCGATGCTGCTGCGACTGCGCGGCGGCATCAACCACTTGGCCGTGTATGACTTTCTGCGACAGGAGCCGCTGGGCACCGTGCGCGGGGACCCGACCATCAGCGCAGACCTGGCAGTCGGTGCCACTACCGCCACGCTGCAGTACATCCGGGCGGTCAACAACCTGCTGACCGAGCCGGCGGTGCTGAATGGCAGCACCTGGATTGCCAACAACGGCCTGTCAGTCACCGCCAACACGCACGCCCGACCCAACGGCCCGACGCTGGCAGCCGACACATTGACCGACGCCAACGCCGCGGCCTCGAGCTTTGCCGACCAGGTGGTCACGGTCGCCAATGATTCGGAGGCCCACACTGGCAGCGTCTACGTGCGCAAGACGAGCGGCGGCACGGCACCGACCGTAGAGCTGTCGCTCTTTCTGACCGGCGGCACGACGGCCAACTCGGTGCTGCGCGTCAACACCGATACCGGGGCCATTCTGTCGGGCACCGGCGTCAGCGTCCTGAGCAATGACGGCCTCTACTGGCGCATCGGCACGACGATCACCAACAACAGCACCGGCAATACATCTCTGGAGCTTCGGATTTTCCCCGCGCGCGGGCCTTACGGCGTGGGCACGGTAGACGTCACCACCACCGGCAGTGCTGTTTTCTGGGGTGCTCAGCTGGAGACCGGCAGCACAGTCACGGCATACGACGCCAGCCTGACGCTGCTGCCCGGCGACTGGCTGCAGTTCGGCGCCGGGGTGGGATCTCACCTCTGCAAGGTGGTGCTGGATGCAGAGAGCGACAACACCAACACCATCGCCATCACTTTTGAGCCGCCAGTGCGCCAGCTCATCGCGGCTGGCACTTCAGTCGTCTGGTACAGGCCCAAGGGCCACTACAAGATGCGCAACGAGGCCCTGAGCTGGTCCGCACGGGCCAACGGGCCGGCCATCGACGGATTCTCTGTCGATCTGATCGAGGACTGGGGCACCTGATGGCGCTGAGCTTCGGCACCGCAGGCAATGCGCAGGTGGCCACCGGCGTGGTGGGCTGCCACTGGCTGGTCGAGATGGACTTCCTCAGCGGCACCCAGCGGTTGACGACCGCGCCGGTCAACGTGGTGGTGAGCGCCACCACCTACACCGGCCTGGGCAGGCTGCTGCAGGTCGCGCCGCTGGCTGAGAGCGAAGACAACACTGCCGCCAAGCTAGTGATCAGCGCCACGGTGGTGGACTCGGCCCTGTTCGCTGCGGTGCTGGGCCCGGCCACCGAGTACCGGGGCCGCGCCGTGCGGCTGTACCTGCAGCTGTTCACCGAGGGTTTCGCGCCGGTGGGCACCAAGGTGCACCGCTGGACCGGCACCATGGAGCCGGTGCGCATCACCAGGCGCGTGCAGGCCGGTGGCCCCAGCTCTGGCCGCATCGAGATGCCGTGCACCCGCAATGGCATGTCCCGCGCCCGCAACTACCAGGGCTTGAGGTTGACCCACGCCCAGCAGCAGGCGATTTATCCGGCCGACCTGGGCCTGGAGTACCTGCAGGCGCTGATCGAGCAGCCCACGCTCTGGCTCAGCAAGCGATTTCAGGAGATCCAGTGATAAGCACCGCGCAGGCGCTGGACCTGTACCTGCACGCCTACGCCCGCGGCTTCGACTGGCAGCGCGCGCACTGCGGCGACTTTGCCGGTGGCTGGGTGCAGGCGATCACCGGGCGCAACCCCTGCGCCGGTCTGCCGCGCCAGACTTCGGCGCGGGCCTGGGCGCGGGCGGTGCAGCAGGCCGGCGGCATGGAGGCGCTGGTCTCCTCGCTGATGCAGTGCGCGCCGATCCGGCCGCAGCAGGCGCAGCTGGGCGACGTGGTCATGCTGCCCGGCAGCATCACCGGCGGCACGCTGGGCATCTGCGCCGGGCGCACGGGCGTGTTCGTCACCGAGACGGGCAGCAGCCTGCACGCGCCGATGACCGAGGCGGTGCTGGCCTGGCGGCTGCAGCCGGAGGCCGCACCATGAAGGCGCTGGCGCTGCTGCTGCTCGCCGTGCCGGGGCTGGCCTGGGCTGATCCGTTCACAGTGGTGGCCCTGGTGATAGCGGGCGCGCAGGCGGTTGGAGTGATCACCGCTGTGACTGCTTTCGCGCTGACTGTCGGCCTGACCGTCATCGGCAACGTGACCGCGCGCCGCCGGGCCAAGAAGGCCGCCGCCGCGCAGCGCGCCGAGTACAACGCCAGCCTGCAAGACCGCAGCATCACCGTGCTCCGCGGCGACCCACCCTGGCAGGTGGTCTATGGCCGCGCCATTGTCGGCGGCGCCATCGTCGACATCTTCACCAGCGACAAGAGCAGCACCGACGAGAACGGCAACGCCTACACCCGAGCGGATGCCTACAAGCATCTGGTGATCGTCTGGGCCGCGCATGAGTGCGAGGCCATCGATGACATCTACATCGACGGCGTGGCCGTGGGCGCGCTGGACGTCAACGGCCTGCCGACCGGCGGCGAGTTCATCCGCAACCAGCCGGCCACCCGTCAGGTGAGCTTTACCACCAGCGTGACGGTAAGCGAGACACCGCTGGCGGTGCTGAGTGCGTACTCCACCGTGGGCACCGGAATCGACCAGTACCAGGTCGATGAGACGGTCACGATTGGCGGCAGCACGCTCACCGGCCCCACCGGCGTGCCCGTGGTGTGCAACTACACCGTCTCGCCGACCGCCGCCACGGTGCGCATCAAGCACATGCTGGGCAGCACCACGCAGACGACCAACGCCTATCTGGCCAGCATCGCGCCCACGCGCTACACCTCGGCGCACCGCCTGCGCGGCCTGTGCTACAGCGTGATCACGCTTGACCTCGAGGAGAGCCGATTCCAGGGCGGGCCGCCCAACATCACCGCCGAGATCCAGGGCCGCATGCTGTACGACACGCGCATCGCCGGGGCGGCCAGCACGGGCGACAACAGCAACCCGGCGCTGGTGATCCGTGACTTTCTGCTGGCGCCGTGGGGCTTCGAGGTCCAGAGCGCCGACATCGACGAGACCTATTGCAACGCCGCGGCCAACGCCTGCGACGCCAACATCAGCCTGGACGTGGGCGGCACCGTGACCACCGGCCAGGACACCTACACCTGCAACGGCAGCTTCACCACCGACCAGAGCCCCGAGGCCATCCTCGAGGAGCTGACCGAGTGCATGGCCGGCACGGTGGTGTACGGCGCGCAGTGGCAGATCAACGCCGGCGTGTGGACCACGCCGGTGATGGACCTGACCGACGACGACCTCAACGGCATCATCGAGGTGCTGCAGTCCGACACCGGCACCGAGGATCTGTTCAACGGCGTGCGCGGCCAGCTGGTGGTGCGTGGCGCGCAGACGCCCAGCGACTTCAACCCGTACCAGAACGCCACCTTCGCCAGCGACGACGGGCGCGACCTGTGGACCAACGTCTCGCTGCCGTTCACCGACAACCTGGCGCGCGCGAGGAACTTGTCCCGCATCTTCGTGGAGCGCAACCGCGCCGGCCAGGTCATCCGCTACCCGGCCAAGCTGCGCGCATGGGTGCTTCAAGTAGGCGACCGGGTCACCGTCACCAGCACCGAGTACGGGTTTAGCGCCAAGACCTACCGCGTCACAGACTGGCAGTTCGACGTCAGCAGCGCGGTGGTGCTGACGCTGCAGGAAGACGACGCCACGATCTACGATCTGGCCGACGCCGCGGTGGCCGACCCCACGCCGAACACCGACCTGCCCAACCCCTGGACGGTCGACGCGATCACCGGCCTGGCCTGCGCCAGTGGCGATGCCCACGCCATCCGCCGCGCTGACGGCAGCATCGTGCCGCGCGTGCGGGTGCAGTGGACGGCCATCACCGACAGCCAGGTGATCGAGGGCGGGCGCGTGGTGGTGCGTTGGCGGCGCAACAGCGACGTGACCTGGCTGCGCGTGCCCGACGTGCTGGTGACCGATCGCCGCGCCTGGATCGACGGCGCCAAGGAGGGCGACCGGATCATCGTGCAGGTGTTTGCCATCAACAAGTACGGCGCGAGGGGTGACGCCGACAGCGAGGCGCATACCGTCACGGGCAAGATCGGCGACCCGAGCAATGTGTCGGGCTTTGCGGGCACGGTCGGAAAAACGAAGATCACATGGAGCTGGGACAGGCCGACCGACGCCGACTATGACGAGACCGAGCTGCGCAGCGGCGGCACCAACTGGGCCACGGCCACGTTCGAGTGGCGCGGCAAAGCCACGCGCTACCAGCAGGCCATCACCGCCGCCGGCAGCTACACCATGCGCGCCCGGCACTACGACAAGAGCGGCAACGACAGCGCCACGACTGCGACCGACACGGTGACGGTTGATGCTGAGGATGCCGACGAGGTGCAGCCCTTTGCTGTGGGCGTTGTCGACTATCAGGTGGCCAGCGGGATTGCCGCCAATGCTCGCTTCAGACTCAATCGGGACGGCACCATTGAACAAAAGGTCGGCAGCGGATCGTGGACGTCTGCAGGGGACTGGTTTGTGCCGAGCGGGGGCACCCCTGGGGACGACTACCGCATCAGGGCCACCATTACCGGAGCAGCGCTCACCACCGGCACGGTGAACACATGGTTGGCATTGACGACCGCGCGGGAGTTTCACAACACGCAGGTGGTTGTGGGCGGCGTGTCAGAGCATGAGACCAACATCACCATCACCATCGCGGCCAACGGCAGCGACGTGCCGCTGGCGGTCGGCACCGGCTTTTTGCTTGCGGGATACGAAGCATGACGCCCGCGCGGCTGCGCTATTACGCCCAACGCGACATTGACCGCGCTGCCGGCGAGGCACGGCTGCGCTACATCACTGACGTGCCTGGCCAGCAAGCCGTGTACATGCGCAAGCTGGACGAGGCCACGGCCTATCTTGCCGCCTACGAGATCGACCCGCTGGCCCTGGCTCCCCCTCACATCGCCGCTGAAGCCACGGCCACCGGCGCCACCCCGCTGGCTGTGGCGCAGGAGGTGGCGGGCCTGGGCGCGCTGTGGACAGAAGGGCTCAGCCCAGCGATCGAAGCCGCACGCCTCGGCGGCAAGCGCTCGGTGACCCTGGCAACCGGCGAGACAGATGAGGCCATCGCTGCAGCCATCGAGGCCGCGCGCGTGGCGGCCATCGCAGCACTCGAAGCCATCTGACGACGCCATGAACGACGACCACGACAACCACGCACTGAGCCCCGAGCAGCTGCACGCCGCGCAGGTGCGCGTGCTGCTGCAGCACAGCCAGACGCTGGCCCAGCAGATCGCCGAGCTGACGATCACCCAGCAGCAGGCCGCCGAGCGCCTGGCCAAGGGCGATGCGCGGATGGCGCGGCTCGAGGTCGGGCTTCAGGAGAACACCGAGGTGACGCACCAGGTGCGCGATCTGCTGCAGGCATTCCAGGGCGGCTTCAAGGTTCTGGGCTGGCTCGGCACCGGTCTCAAGTTTGTAGGCGGCCTGGCAGTGGCCTGCACCGCCATCTATACCGCGCTCTACATGGCAACGCACGGCGGGCATCTGCCCGGCGACAAGTAACTCCGACGAAAGGATACGATCATGAGCCTGAGCAACACCACCGAAAACGCCGCCCTCAAGATGTTCCTGCAGGGCACCGACCCGAGCTACAGGGCCGGCGCCACGCAGTACCTGGCCCTGTTCACCGCTGACCCCGGCGAGGCCGCGTCGCTGGCTGCCGAGGCCACCTACACCGGCTATGCCCGCGTGGCCCTCACCAAGTCCACGGCCTGGACAGACGGCGGCGCTACGTTCACCAATGCGGCGCTGATCCAGTTCGGCGCCTGCACCGCCGGCACGAACGCCCTGACCCACTTCGCGGTGGTCGACACCGCATCGGGCGCGGTGGCGCTGATGATTTCGGGCGCGCTGTCCAGCACGCTGAACGTGTCGTCGGGCATCCAGCCGCAGTTCGCCGCGGCAGCCCTGTCGATCGCTGCAGACTGATTCATGGCCCTGCGCAACATCAGCGACCTGGTGGCGGCCGAGGAAGACGGCCGCGTGTCGTTTGCCACCTGGCGCAAGACGCCCACGCAGACCACGGGCGCGGGCGTCTGGTTCGACCTGAGCATGTCGCCGGGCAACCCGGTTCCGAACTACTACGCGGCCAGCCCGAACATCGCCATCGCCATGCGGCAGTCAACGGACGGCGGCATCCCGCACGGTGGCGCGGTGGCGCCGATGGTCAAGCACCTGAAGTCGCTGCTGGCCATGACGGTGACGGCCTCGGCGGTGCCGCTGCCGATGATCCTGTGCGACTACCTGATGTTCTATCCGTTCGTGGACATGAGCATCACCGACCCGCAGGCGATGGACAACACCGTGACGCTGCCGCGCAGCACCAGCGGGCGGGGCGTGCAGATCATGCCGGTGGAAGTGGCGGGCCAGTCGGGCATCGGCAACCCGCAGTTCTTCGTGACCTACACCAACAGCGACGGCGTGACCGGGAGGCAGACGCCCAACGTGGCCTGCAACACCCAGGTGGTCAACGGCACGATCATCACGTCAGCCCAGGCCACGAACTTTAGCGCCGGGCCGTTCCTGCCGCTGCAGGCCGGCGACAAGGGCGTGCGCGCCATCGAGTCGGTCACGTTCATCACGGGCGACGTGGGCCTGATCAGCTTCGTGCTGGTCAAGCCGTTGGAGAACATCTCCATCCGCACCATTGACGCGCCGGCCGAGCGCATCCCGTTCACCGACTTCCTTGACCTGCCGGTCATCGAGGACGACGCCTACCTCAACCTGATCTGCTGCCCCAACGGCAACCTGGCCGGCGCACCCCTGCACGGCACGATCACCACCATCTGGAGTTGACCTCATGGCCATTCAATCAATGGACGCGATCATCGCGTCGATGTCTGCCGGCAAGTTTCAGCGCACCGACTGGAACAAGAACGCGCTGCCCGTCACCGCGCAGGCGCTGGGCCAGTGGTACGACCTGAGCACGGGCGCCGGCAACCCGGTGCAAAACGCACTCATCGGCGGTGGAACCAACCTCACGTTCCAGGCGATCAGCGAGAGCACCAGCACGGCCGCGGCCACGGCGGCGCTGGGCGGCAGCATCAGCACCACGACGTTCACAGACACAACGCACGGCTCGGGCCGCTTCACCATCGGCAGCGTGCTCTCTGGCACTGGCGTGGCGGCTGGCACCTACATCACGGCGCTGGGCACCGGCACGGGCGCCAACAACGGCGGCACCTACACGGTCAATATCAGCCAGACCGTGACGGCGCAGACCATCACCGGCACGCAGTTTCCGAACGGCATCCAGCACGGTGGCAACGTCAGCACGGACATCAAGCACATCGCCAACGTGTCCGCGTTCAGCGCGGCGCCCACCACGGCGCCGTGCGTGCTCATGCTGATCGACCAGATTGCGGTCTTCCCGATCAGCACCGTGACGACGACCGGCGCGCAGACGATGCTGGGGACGCAGACCCTGCCGCGCTACGCGGACGGCAAGGGTGTGCGGGCCTACCTGGTGCCCAGCGTGGTGATGGGCGCGGGCACGCCCACGGTGCAACTGAGCTACACCAACACCGCGAGCGTGTCGGGCCGGCTCACGCCAGCGGCGCCATCGCTGCCGATCATCAACACCACGTCACCTGTGGGCGCGATCCCGTACAGCGGCACGGGCGTGGGCAAGTACGGGCCGTTCCTTCCGATGGCTGCCGGCGACGAGGGCATCCTGAGCGTGCAGTCGGTCAACTTCAGCGCGACCATGGTGTCGGGCTGCATGAGCCTCGTGCTGTGCCGCCCGCTGCTCACGCTGCCCATCACGACGGTGGGCGTGGCTGCCGAGCGCGACCTGCTCAACCAGCTGCCCAGCCTGCCGCGCGTGTACGACGGCGCGAACCTGTCCTGGCTCATGTACGCGGGCGCACTGACGCCAGTGAACTCGGCGTTCTACGGCAACCTTGATTTCATCTGGGGCTGACGTGCTGCTCGGCAACTACAGCGTCCTGAACAAGAGCCCGGGGAGGTTCTTCGGGGGCAGCACCACGTCTGCCGCGGTGCAGGTGCCGAGCAACTGGCAAAAGAGCGGCGCGGCCCGCAACAGCCTGTACATCAGCCAGGCCACGACGGCGCTGGTGCTGTACTCGATCCCCAGCGCCAACTACGCCGGCAAGACGT